AAATATGTCAAGATACATAAGTAGGGGTACACCGTTTTTTTGTACACCTGTGTTGGCGGCTGCTCCTTTCCTTTTTGATTTACTCCATCCAAGATATTTGTATAAGGACGATGCTGAAATGTTTGTTTTTGCTTCTGTTGCTGTTCCGTATGTTTTAGCTAACATCATAGGTAATTTAATGTCACTCATTTTCATACCGATTCCCGTTCGGTTATTGTGTAACCAACTGTTATATAGCCGGAATCCTCCGAAGAACATGAAGTGTTGTAGTTTGAGTGATCCGAATAGCGGTCCAAGTGTCGGTTGGCTCAGTGTTTTGTTGATTAAGTTTATGTCAATGATATCTCCTTTTTGACAGAGTATTTTACAGAATGGTACAAGCATTCCTACACCGATTGAACTTCTGAATATCGTTGATATATCATGAGTAGACATGTCGTAGTCTCTCATTGCGACTTTCATTTTGTTATTGTCACCTAGTGTATTTTTACCTAAGGTTCTTACAACTGCCATAGTTTATTCCTCCTCTTTTTTTGTTGTTTCTTTTTGTTTTTCTTCCCATTGATCAGCCTCTTTGCAAGCGTAGATCAGTGCTGCCACTAGATTCCAATCTGTTGCGTCAATTACTTTTTGAGCTTCTTCTTCCGATTGAAATACTTGCTCAGTAGCCAAGTGATTACCAATAGTAATGATAACTTCATCTGATTCTGCGTCTTTTTTTCTGATTTTGAAAGCTTCTTTTAAGTTCATAATTTTTATTTTTTTTGGTTAATATTGATTTTCGTACTGTCGACCGAACTTGTTGTTGTTTGTTCGGTTTTTTGAGTACTATTACTGTTGTTTTTGCTCACTGAAAGTGACATTGTGCAGCTTTGCGCTGTTAGAACTGCTGCAATACTGATGATTGCAGTACATACGATTTTAATAATTTCGTAAATAATCTTTTTTTTATCCATCTTCAAATAATTTTAATTGTAAATGTTCACACCATTCTTTATATACTTTTTCTTTGTTATAAATTACGTTACATAATAGCCTCCTTTCTTTTTTAATGAATATGTAATGTTTTTGTATTTCGTCATCGATCATCTCGAATCCTTGTATTTCTTCATCCGTATGGCTGTTATACCATACGAATGCTTTCATCGCTTTAAATGTATTGAATCTTTTTTGATCGATACTATATATCGGTCTTTTTTTCTTCTTCTTTATCATTTTTTAGCATTATTTTATTTGTTTCTACTACACATACTAATTCGAATACTTCATTATCTGTACTTTCTTGTGCTATTCCTAGCGCTGTTTTATACGTCCACTTTGCACTTAATTCACATAAGTGAATTTTGTTGTTATCTTTTCTTTTTTTGATAATTGTCCAATTTGTTGCTGCCATGATTATACTTCCTCTTCTCTTGTTTCGTTATAGTATACACTTTTTAAACTTCTCACACGGAATAGTTTCACTTCCCATTTTACGTCTTTTCCCATTTCTATTAATTTGTCATAGATGTTCATGTATGTTTTATGCACTCCTTTTTCTCCTATGATTTCTCTAATTATCATAGTTGTGTCTTCGTTGTTCGTTGCGTAAACTTCTACGCAAAGTTCGTTTGTAATTTTTTTAATATCCATAATCTTTTGTTTTTAATGTTCCATGTGGAACGGTTAATACTTTTGTTTTTTTGAACACTGCAAAGGTGCATTGTTTTTTCTGATTTTCCAAATTTTCTCTTATTCTTATAACTTTTCTTAACGTTTCCATAGCGCGAGCGACAAATACAGGGTTCTAGGGCGTTGCCCTAGAGCGTTAGCACCTTGATATCGCCAAAGGCGCATACCACGACCTTTTGGTCGGGTACACGCCTGTCCTTAATCTGTTATTGTAGGTAGCTGCCCTTCTGTCCTTCTCTACCTTTTCCTCCCTGTAAAATTAAAATAAAGCCTGCCGCATGGTGTAGTCCGTTCGTTACGGACCAGATGTTATCGTGAAACGATAACTAGAATGGACAATACTCTGCTGATAAGTATTGATACATGATATCTTCCTCTTCTCTTTTGATCTGCCTTCGTTGTGCTTTCTTTCTGTTTGTCAGATTTTGTAGCTTTTCCATCCGATTGATCGCTTTTTTTCTTTCGATTTCCTCGATACTGTCTTCGTGTAAGCCGATTCCATTTTCATTTTTTTCTTTGAGTAATCTTTCGTAGTAATCTTTGTTCACCGTGTTAGCTCCTATTACTTCGAATCCGTTTACCCATTTCACACCTTTATCTTCGGCATATAGCCATAATAATTGCCTCTGATCATCTGTGTATATAGTTGTTTTATAGTATCTTGGTAATGGTAGATCTTGTCCGTTATGTGTTTTATATGTAATAATTGTTTTTTCCTTATTCCATTTGTGTTTTAGTTGGTTTTCTTTTGCATAGTTTGCTCCAAGCCCTTTGCTGCATAGTACTATTGATATATAATCAGGATTGTCTTCATCCTTTTTTGTCATGTATTTTGATACATAGTTTATTGTTCTTTCATTGACGTATCTTCCGTAGTATTTGTATCCGTCTATCCAATTTTCGTATAATAGTTTTGTTAATTGCCATTTTGTCTGCCCTTCTCTTGCATAGAATAATCCGTGTAGGTGTATTCTTCTTGTATTGGTATGTCCTTTTTCCGTTACACACCAATGCTTTACCGACTTTCCTGTTTCTTTTCTGATTCTTTCTAGGAATAATCTGTGTATTTTTGTAATTATCTCGTTGTCTTGTGATCCGTCGTTTTTAAATCCATATCTTTTACAGATATATTCATATCTTTCTGGAGATACTGTTCCTGTGAAGAATACCGCATGAGGTGTCTCCTTTAGTTGTTCATAATTTCTGATTCTCCATTCTCTTCTCTTTTTTTTACGACATTCGAAACAGTGTCCACATTCTACCTCTACGTATCTGAATCTCTCGTCTGTACACACAGGCGGATTCCACCTATTCTTCCGATTAGGCAGAAACCGCTTGTTTAATACTTTTTTTGTGAAGTAACACATATTACTTGTTTGGTTTTCTGATTACTTTTTCGAGTCTCTTGAGTATAGATTGTGCTTGTTTGAACTTGCTTACAGATTCTATGATCTCCGACAACTGATCGATTCCTCCGAAAATCCATTCTCTGAGGTTTTTTTGGTTTTCGTTGTCTAGATGTCCTTTTCCGAGTTCATAGTCTTTTGCGATCTTGTCTATCATGGCTGCTGCTTGTTCTTTCGCTGCTTCAGCAGACATTCTCTTTGTTATCATGTCGTAGTAGAAATTCTCTACTTCTTTTTGGATCTTTCTTGCGGTGTTGTAGTTGACGTCTACGATCGAGTCTTGTACGGCTCCTTCTTTTTGTAATAACGCTATCTCCGACACTAGTTTTGCCACTCTTTCTTCTTGGGTTTCGTCCAGATATTTTGTGTTTAATGCCTCTTGCTTCCATAGCTCGGTTGCTTTTTTCGCATTGGCTGCTGCCTCTGTTATATTACTTTCTGCGATGTTTTCCTTACTCAGTTGGATTCTATTCTCAATCTCTTGCCACTTATTGTTCAATTCTTGCCCTTTAGTGTCTACTCCTGCGATTTTGTTTGCTTCTGCCAATGTTTTGGCTGTTTCAGCATTTGCGAGCTTATTTTGCGCTTCTATTTGCTTTAATTGCAGTCCTAACGTTTGTTGTTGTAATCCTACTTCTATAGGATTTGTTTTTGGTGCGCTTGGTTGAGTTGCTGTTCCTCCGGCTGTGCTTGCTGCTGATCCTCCTCCGTTGCCGTACATGAGTCCTACACTTAATCCTGCCTTTTCCATTTCGTTTCTTTGTGCTCCGAAATTAGTGTCTTTCCACATTTGAAGATTTCTTCTATATTCAGCATCTGCTGCCTGTTGTCCGTAATTATATTGTAGACCCATTCCTGCTTTTTCATACTCCCATGCTTTTCGCATTAGTTCTTCTTGGTTTTCGAGTTTGTTGTTTCCGAATATGCCATTGAATACAGTTCCTACTAATCCTTTGGCTGCTATTCCTGCTAAATTTGCTCCTAATCCCATAATAATTAATTTTTACATTCTTCGCGCTTACTTTTGAAGAAGCGCTACCTATATTTACTTGATATAATATGCTATATGCGTACTGCGCTTTTTTGGCTTTAAAAAGCGGACATAAATATTTACATCCGCCCTTTTCGCATATAGTGTTCGTAGTCGTACCCGACTAGTTGTCTCTAGCTGGATTTGGTTCAGTTGCTCCTCCTTCGGTTTGACCTTCTGCTGCTTTTGGCGTTTCGGCTTCTCCCTTTTTGAGGTATTCATTCAATTTGTAGTTATTGACTCTATCCATTGCGTCCATAGCTAAAGCCCACTTGTCCGTTCGTACGTTGCAATCTTCTCTTACTCCTGCCTGTTTAGGCGTATAGATCATAGGTGCTCCGTCAGTTAATGGTTCGTTTTCATCGAGAATTCTCTGGATTTTTTTGATTAAGGTTTCACCCTTTTCTGTCATTTCGATCATTCCCTCGAAGTTATTTACTCTTATTTTGTTAATTGTTTTCATGATTATAAGAATGGAATTTGTTTAGCACTATAGTTACCTCGTCTCGTTGCCTGTACCACTGTTTGTACCCAGAAGTTTTGGCTGTCTATTGATGTATCAGCAAAGATTTCGATGTATTTTTGCGGATCAATGTATGTAGTTAAGTCTTTAATCGTGTCATCACTACCTACCTCGTAACGTCTGTTGAGTACCATAAAGTCTAAGGCTTCTCCTGCCGCAAAATCTCCGTATGTACGGTTATAGTTAGTCATGTAGTCGATCCAAGCTACGGTTTTGTTCGCTGCTAGGTGTTTTAATTGATTAATTTGTCCTCCATCTTGATATGTGGATGTTTCTCCGACCATTTGTTCTTGGATCAAATCTTGGTATCCGATTCCGTCAAGCGCTGGTTTGTGTAGATCGTCAATTGTTTGTAAGTTTAAATCGAAGTCGTTGCCTTGTGAATAATCGATCATCGGTGTGATAGCCATCAATCCCATGATATATCCCGGTTCTTCGCATTGATAGTGTATGTGTCCGTTATTTATTGGTTTACCTCCTCTTCCGATTGCTGCGATGTCTCCAAGTGGTTGAGTACCGTATGTTGTTTCTGTTGCACTTTTTGATATCACTTCGTCGAATTCGATATATTGTGTCATACCTCCGATAAATACGGGCGTTTCTGGTCTATCAAGATATTTTCCGGCTGTGTATACTGTTTCTAGCCAATCTCGATATGTACCTCCTGCTACTGCGATTCTGTTCAGCATGTTGTAGACTTTTTGTTGCAAGTTCAATGCATCCATTGTCAACTTTCCGTCATTGGCTGTGATGTCGATGCTTGTTATCTCTGTAATACCTCCTGCACCGTCGATCCAATCTGTTTTTACCCAGTTATTGAAGATGTCGCTGTCGTATGTTTTTAGCAACATTCCGCCTAGTTTGTTGGATTGGCTTATGATGATGTCGTTTATGAAAGTTGACAAATCTGTGCTTCCGTTATTGTTTGCTCCGACATTTGTTCCTGTTATTGTGAGTGCTTCATTGCCTTTTTTGTGTAGAATTACATCTCTGATTTGATCAAGTAATTTTAGATCGTATTGACCTAGTTCTGTTTTTAAGAATTTTTTTGTTTCTGTTGTCGTGGAAACTAGTAGTATTGTTGCGAATGGATTAGCATCTATATTGTTTAATGTGATTGTTTTTTTTGTTGCATCACTTGTCATTTGACCTAACGACGTTGTTATTACTGTTCCCTTACTGTTTAATACTTTAACATTTAAGCTGTTCCAAAAACTTTGATAATCGTTTGTAGTGATACTTGCATCTAGTTTTGTTTTATTTGTGATTTTTATTGTTTTTGTATTGTCTTTTCCTACAATAAAAATTCCATTATTTTCATTATTATATGAATCTATTACATTAAATGATACTTCTCCGATTCCTTTTAACATGTAAAATTTATCTTCTTGTGTGTTTGCGAAGAAATTTTTAAATATGTCAAGATACATAAGTAGGGGTACACCGTTTTTTTGTACACCTGTGTTG